CGGCATCTACTTCAAAAATAGGTAAGCCAGATATATCATTTGCAGACAGCACTACCCCTGTTAAACTATCTACTAAAGAAAATAAAGCTCCTGAACTACCAGATCATTGTAATGTACCGTCATCTAGTACTTCAAGAGTAATTTGTACTGCCCCAGCTAAATCGTGAAACTCAATAGTTCCACTTCCGGGAGTGATTGTAATATCTTTAGCCATGACTAAATATATCTCCTTTTAAGTGTATTTGCAATAATATTTTTAAATACTAAACCTATCCTTAGTAGCATTAAAGTTTTGTAATATTTCGGTAGCGCTTAAATCTGAAGTATATCCTCTAGATAACGCCATTGACCCTTGTAAAGAGTAATAATTTCCTCCAGAAGAATATCCCCCACATATTCTTTGTACTCTACAAAGAGAAGTAGTTAGAGCTTTAGTTTGTTTTCATGCTCCGTTTAAATAAAATAACATATTCCTATCTGTCCCTACTACGATAGCTATATGAGCCCAATTATTTTGTATATTATAATCAGTAATATCAGAAAAAGTATTATAAGCTGCGGCATTATCTCTAAACCGCAAATCTCACGAACTTCCAGAAGTGTTATTTGCATATAACGTTAGTCAAGGATTTGTAGACCCATATCCAACTAATCCTTGATAAGTCGCTGTAGCGGACGCTCTTAACTTGACTACAAATTCAAAGGTATACGCAGAAGCGTCAGCGTATGTAATAGTTGCATTTAATGATAAATGGTCAGCTGTTAAATGATCAGTCGCATTGGTATCAAACTTATCTGGGCTCGTTGAATATGTTGTAGCTCCGAATAATGCATTTCCAAAACCATTGCCACTTAAATCCGTTCAAGTAGACCCGCTACCTGGATATGAGTCTATATTAGCTGCATCTACATAAAACGATAAGTTATCCCTTATTATATTTGGCCCGCCTACTACAGTCATTATATTCCGAACCTTCCTTTTAGTGCATTAAAGTTTTGAGTAAGTTCTGCTACTGATAGATTTCTACTATATAATTGACATATAGCACTATCGTTTGGACCTGAGGAAGCGTCAATATACACACCAGGTGCTCCAAAATACGCACCAAGCGGAAATGGGCCAGTTAAGGATACATTAGTGTCCCCCGTTCTACTGATAGTTTCTACAGCATTAACATATAAAGTTGGTACTCCTTTTATCACGTTTAATACCACATTATCAAATCCAGCACTAGTTGCTACTAAATCTCCAGTATATGAATCGCCCCAATGTTGTTCTCCTCAAGCCATGTTTCAATTACCTGAGTATCTACCAATATATAGTCTTTCGTTGGCTACGTTTTGCTGCCCAAGTACAACACTATTTTCACTTGCAGTATCTTTTACTCATATACTTGCACACAAACTTAAGCTTCCTGTAGCTGGATAATACTGTTCGCAGGTGCCCATATTAATATATTGATCAGTGCCATTCATACTAAAACTTCCATCAGCATTATATGTTGGGGAATTTTTTACATCGGCAATATTAGTGAGATCAGTCAAATCATATAATAATGTTCCACTTCCGGGATAGGATTTTGGGTTAAGCGCATCAAAATATGCTATCAATCCGTCAGTAACTATTCGTGGTGAGTGATAAAAAGCCATTAGAGTCCGAACCTCGATTTGTGTGTATCAAAGTTTTGTGCAACTTGTTCGTCACTTAGTGCGACATTGTGATTTGCTGTAACCATGGGAATTTTACCTATAACTTGGTAGGTACCAGCATCACCAGAAGCCCCTACTCGTACTGCGTAATCGCCAACAGGGTATTCTCCTAAATCATATTGCTTGTTATAGACTCCATTTATAAAGACTCGCACATTGGCACCATTCCAAACTGCGGCTAAATTCCATCAAATATCTAAAGTACCTGTGGTGGTAGTATTCCCTGCAGCCCAACCTATTCCACCAGTAGCTGCTCCAATAGTAGCACACAAAGTACCCGCTGCAGTTATACCTGTTCAGAATTGACTCGAGCCTACAGAGGTTGCACCTGTATTACTTTTGTGAATAACAGTTCTATAGGTACCGCCCCCGCCTGTCATTTTAAATCATGTAGATACGCTCATACTTGTAGGAGTAGTTCATCAAGTTGAGGAAGACGTTTCTATTCTATCCGGGTTAGCGGCAAACACAAAAGATTTTGGACCAGTGCCGTTGTGAGTCGCGGACGTTATAGTACTACTATAGTTACCAGAACTTAAATCATAAACATCCGAGCCTGACCCGCTATAGCTTTTAGAACTAGCGGGATCTACGCATCATTTTAAACCATCGGTTTCTCATCGCGGCCCCTCATGACAACCCATTATACCCCGAACCTCGATCTATGTGCGTTAAAGTTTTGTTGCACTTCTGCAAGTGTTATTTTTCTATCATAGATTTGTATAGGACCCATATAACCTGTTCAAGGGGCCGATGTAGTATACCTAGTACCTATTCTAAAATTTACTCCCAAACTATCAGTTATAGGGCCACCGGTAGCAACTGATTCATCGTTAACAAAGAAAGTACCAGCAGAGGCATCTGCTGCGATAACCAAGTAAATTCATTTATTCATAAAAGCTTCATCGTCAGCTTCTTTAGGATCACTGAAAGTATGTGTAAGTTGGTTTGCCCAAGACAAGTTAGTTTGTGGTGAGGTATAGTTAAATATATACCAAGTGCCGCCGTTATTTCTTCCGTCAGTTATGTATTGTGCGCTTGAGGAATTTTTATAAAGTCACGTACAAACACTCACTTCTGTATGAGAGCCTAAACTTTCTTCTACGTTCATCCCTCTTCCACCAGCACAATCAAACACACCCCCACCATAGAGATCATTGTACTCTGGAAAGTAAGCTGGGTTCGGAGTGTGCGCCCCTGCCGCAGGAGTACCGCTAGCGCCTGTACAAGTTTTAGCTCCTATTAAATCTGTACAAGTGGTATCGCCTGCTTGCATACACTTAGGATTGGCAGCATCTATCATGAAGATGAGCCCATCAGTAACTATTCTTGGTGAGTGTTGAAGTGCCATTATAAGCCGAACCTGCCTTTTAAAGCGTCATAGTTTCTATCTAATTCAATTTCAGATAGAACAGTATTATATACTTTAATAACAGCTATAGCTCCTTCTCAAGCGCGACTTCCCGAAGAACTGCCTATTTGAATTCCAGTACTTGGGTTTGAAAAAGCATCATTAGATCATAGATCGTCAGTAACTGTGTGTTCTTTGTTAATATAACAATTAAATTTGGCACCATCAAAAGTTAGAGCACAGCGAGTTCATACTCCTATTTCTACAGAGTCAGTACCATTACTCAAATAATTATAAGAAGTGTTATAATAAGTACCGTGTCACCAAGCATTGGCGGTGGGGTGTGTTCCCATTCAGAAGCTGTTATTTTGATTATAGCCGTTGTATAGAAAATACATCCAAGCATCTGCGTCAGCTCGTACTCAGGCTTCTACTGTAAAATTAGAACCTAAAGAGAGCTCTGCTGGATTTCCTATATAAAAATAATGAGAAGAAGCTCTATCAAATAAGAAAATCCCACCATAGTCTGAACTATAAGTTGGTCCATAGTTAGTTCCATTGTTGTCCTTGATTAAATCATACCAATCCCCATCACCGATATAGCTCTTGGGGTTTGCAGCATCTAGACAAAAAACTAAGCTGTCGTTAACTAATGATGTTCCGTAACCTACTGACATGGTACCTCGACCTCTAGTTTATCAACGTCTTTACGTTCGGCTCTAACCTCATAGAAACAGTATATAGGTTTAGAGTCTGCTTCTTTAATTAGAATTATTTTGTCCTGAATAGTATCCACGTAAAGTTTTTGATAGTATCTTATAGGAGTTAAGTGTACTGAAATAGTTGATGTATCCACCAATTGTTCCCAATAATTAGGTAGAATTATTGAATCCTCAATATTGAGTTTACCTCTAATATAGACTCCATGCTCAGGCCCTTCAAGAGCACTGTGCTGTAATTTATAATCTTTTTTAGTAGGATGTATTATTACGAATTTTTTTACAGTAGCTGATAGTTCTGCTATTCCGCTCATGTTGTCAGAATCATCGACGGTTATACCTGTTTCCTGCACTCCGTCCGATCCTACGGTATCACTTCTTAATACTCTATTATCGTTAGAAGGGGAATAGGTGAAGGAGCTTCCTGAAGAGCCGCTAGTTCCGCTTGAACCTGAGGAGCCGCTTGACCCGCTTGAACCGGAAGTCCCAGAGGACCCACTTGATCCTGATGATCCGCTTGAACCTGAAGTTCCGCTTGAACCTGAAGTTCCTGAAGAACCGCTTGAACCTGCCGAACCGCTTGAACCTGAAGTACCACTCGTACCGCTTGATCCTGAAGTACCACTCGTACCGCTTGATCCGGAAGTCCCTGAAGATCCGCTTGAACCTGCTGAACCGCTTGAACCACTCGTACCGCTTGAACCACTAGTCCCTGCATCTCCTGTACGGAAATAATTTAAAACTAGACGATCTAGATTTGAGAAAGGTGATGCTGCGGAAGAATCTACGTTAGTTACTCCGATCTGCCAGTATCCTGGTCCCTCGGTTATAGAATTCACTTGGAATATTAATCAGTTTTCAGGTACATAAGTCTCGCTGAGCACGATGTGACCTTTAACCGCGCTAGTAGAGTCGTCGAAGGTTGCCAGTAACCCCTGTACATCTACCGCTAAAATGTCCTCATCGGAACAGATTATAACGGTAGCCGCGTTTTGAGTCCCATTGTTTAATCGTAAGTCTCCAGATCCCGGATCTGCTACAGTTGTTGAGCTGTCAAAGTTGTACTGGACATGTCCGGCTGCATTTCCGGTGTTACCAGATGATCCAGACGTTCCGCTTGAACCGCTTGAACCGCTTGAACCGCTTGAACCGCTTGAACCACTTGATCCGGAGGTTCCGCTCGTACCGCTTGACCCGGAAGTTCCACTCGTACCGCTTGACCCGGAGGTTCCGGAAGAGCCACTTGATCCTGCTGATCCGCTTGAACCTGAAGTTCCTGAAGTTCCGCTTGACCCGGAAGTTCCGCTTGATCCTGATGATCCGCTTGAACCGCTTGAACCTGAAGTTCCTGAAGTTCCGCTTGATCCCGAAGTTCCGCTTGAACCGCTTGAACCTGCCGATCCACTTGAACCTGAAGTTCCTGAAGTTCCACTTGACCCGGAGGTTCCGCTAGAACCTGAAGTTCCTGAAGTTCCGCTTGATCCTGAAGTTCCTGAAGTTCCGCTTGATCCTGAAGTTCCGCTTGATCCTGAAGTTCCACTTGTACCGCTTGATCCTGAAGTACCACTCGTACCGCTTGAACCTGAGGTTCCGGAAGAACCGCTTGAACCTGCTGAACCGCTTGACCCAGAAGTTCCGCTTGTACCTGAAGTTCCGCTTGAACCTGAAGTTCCGCTTGTACCTGAAGTTCCACTTGAGCCTGAAGTACCACTTGAACCAGAGGTTCCGCTTGAACCGCTTGAACCTGCTGAACCGCTTGACCCAGAAGTACCACTAGTTCCGCTTGAACCTGAAGTACCACTCGTACCACTTGTACCGCTTGACCCCGAAGTACCACTAGTACCGCTTGTACCGCTTGATCCTGAAGTTCCGGAAGAACCACTTGATCCTGCAGATCCACTTGAACCTGAAGTTCCTGAAGTTCCTGAAGTTCCGCTTGACCCGGAAGTTCCAGAAGTTCCTGAAGTTCCGCTTGATCCTGAAGTTCCAGAAGTTCCTGAAGTTCCGCTTGATCCGCTTGTTCCAGATGACCCGCTAGTACCACTCGTACCGCTAGTTCCGCTTGATCCTGAAGTTCCACTTGTACCGCTAGTTCCACTTGAGCCGCTTGTACCTGAATCCCCCGTAACCCCTTTTTCTCCAGAAGATCCTGAGGTTCCGCTCGTACCACTTGAACCGGAAGTTCCACTTGACCCGCTAGTTCCAGACGACCCGCTAGTACCACTTGTACCACTCGTACCGCTTGAACCTGAAGTACCACTCGTACCACTTGTACCGCTTGATCCTGAGGTTCCGCTTGATCCGCTTGAACCGCTTGAACCGCTTGATCCTGAAGTTCCACTTATACCGCTTGATCCTGAGGTTCCGCTAGTTCCGGAAGTTCCACTTGAACCCGAAGTTCCGCTAGTTCCGGAAGTTCCGCTTGAACCGGAAGTACCGCTTGAACCGGAAGTTCCTGCAGCTCCGCTTGATCCTGAAGTTCCGCTAGTTCCAACTCCTCCAGAAGACCCAGAGGTACCGCCAGTACCGCTTGAACCTGAAGTTCCGCTAGTTCCGGAAGTTCCGCTTGAACCGCTTGTTCCAGCGTCTCCTTTCGCTCCAGAAGAGCCCGAGGTCCCACTTGACCCGCTAGATCCTGAATCCCCAATAACTCCTTTTTCTCCAGAAGATCCCGAAGTTCCACTCGTACCGCTTGATCCTGAAGTTCCTGAGGTTCCGCTTGATCCTGAAGTTCCGCTAGTTCCTGAAGTTCCACTTGAACCGCTTGAACCTGCTGAACCGCTTGAACCTGAAGTACCACTCGTACCGCTTGATCCGGAAGTGCCGCTTACACCGCTTGAACCGCTTGAACCGCTTGATCCAGAGGTACCACTCGTACCGCTAGTTCCGCTTGAACCTGAAGTTCCAGAAGTTCCTGAAGTTCCGCTTGAACCGCTAGTTCCACTTGAACCGCTTGAACCGCTTGACCCTGAGGTTCCACTTGTACCGCTAGTTCCACTTGATCCAGAAGTACCGCTTGTACCCGCAGTCCCGCTTGACCCAGAAGTACCGCTAGTACCGCTAGTCCCGCTTGACCCAGAAGTACCGCTAGTACCGCTAGTTCCGCTTGATCCTGAAGTACCGCTAATTCCTGAAGTCCCACTTGACCCTGAAGTACCACTCGTACCACTATCCCCGCTTGAGCCCGAAGTACCGCTCGTACCGCTAGTTCCACTTGACCCCGAAGTACCACTCGTACCGCTTGATCCGCTTGATCCGCTTGAACCGCTTGATCCTGCTGATCCGCTTGAACCTGAAGTTCCACTTGTACCGCTTGATCCTGAAGTTCCGCTTAATCCTGAAGTTCCGCTTGATCCTGAAGTTCCACTTGTACCGCTTGAACCTGACGTTCCGCTTAAACCGGAAGTACCGCTTGTGCCGCTTGAACCGCTTGAACCGCTTGATCCAGAAGTCCCGCTTGATCCGGAAGTCCCAGAAGAACCGCTCGTACCACTCGTACCGCTTAATCCAGAAGTACCACTTGTACCTGCACCTCCTGAAGATCCGGAAGTTCCGCCTATACCGCTCGTACCACTTGACCCGGAAGTTCCGTCTATTCCGCTTGAACCGCTTGTTCCTGAAGTTCCAGCTGCTCCACTCGATCCCGAAGTTCCGCTAGTTCCGGAAGTACCACTCGTACCGCTTGATCCACTTGAACCGCTTGATCCGCTTGAACCTGAAGTACCACTCGTACCGCTTGAACCTGAAGTACCACTCGTACCGCTTGAACCGCTTGAACCGCTTGATCCACTCGAACCCGAAGTACCACTAGTACCGCTAGTTCCACTTGACCCCGAAGTACCACTCGTACCGCTTGATCCTGAGGTTCCGGAAGAACCACTTGACCCTGAAGCTCCGGGCACCCCCGTATCTCCACTTGAACCTGAAGTTCCTGCTGCTCCGCTTGATCCTGAAGTACCGCTCGTTCCAACTCCTCCAGAAGACCCAGAAGTACCGCCAGTACCGCTTGATCCTGAAGTTCCGCTTGAACCAGAAGTTCCGCTTGAACCACTCGTTCCAGCGTCTCCTTTAGCTCCAGAAGAGCCTGAGGTTCCGCTTGATCCACTTGATCCTGAATCTCCAGTAACTCCTTTCTCTCCAGAAGATCCTGAAGTTCCACTCGTACCGCTTGATCCGGAAGTTCCGGAAGAACCGCTTGATCCTGCTGACCCGCTTGAACCAGAAGTTCCTGAAGTCCCGCTTGAACCAGAAGTTCCCGAAGTTCCGCTTGATCCTGATGATCCGCTTGATCCTGAAGTTCCTGAAGTCCCGCTTGATCCAGAAGTACCACTCGTACCGCTTGAACCGCTTGAACCTGCTGAACCGCTTGAACCTGAAGTACCACTCGTACCACTTGTACCACTCGTACCGCTTGATCCTGAAGTTCCGCTTGATCCTGAAGTTCCAGAAGTTCCGGAAGTCCCCGAAGATCCGCTTGAACCTGCTGATCCGCTTGATCCAGAAGTACCGCTAGTTCCGGAAGTACCGCTAGCACCGCTAGCTCCGCTTGATCCGGAAGTACCGCTAGCACCGCTAGCTCCGCTTGAGCCAGAAGTACCTGAGGTACCTTCAGAGGCTACTCATGTACTACCTGTTCATGTTTTTAATACTTCATTAGATGAATCTCACCAAGTCTGTCCAGTTATTGGGGACGCTGGTGGTGCGGCGGATGCGTTGTGGGATTTTGCTGAAAATGTTGCATTAGCCTGTGATTGGCTATATACATCCGATATTTGTTTGGCTTTTATTTGTCCTGACATGCGGGGTCTCCAAACTAGTTATAGTTTACGTATTCTTTTTCCTCAATAAACATAGAGTTGGTTTCGTTGTTAATTATTTTTTTTAAATTAGCTCTAGTGTCATTAGTGTAATACACTGCTCGCGCTAATTTTATAAATTCCTCATCAAACTCTTTTAATTGTTCTTTTCTACGCAGTTGGTCCTCTATATCCCATAGCTCTGCATTACAATTATAAAGATTCATATAACTTTCAGAATCCAATGAGAAATTCAATAGCTCTACAACGCTATGTTGTAAAGCCTCAAATTCTGTTTGTACATTTTTAATCTTTTCTGGGTCAGTAAAATTCTCAGTTTTTAATTGAAGAATAGATAGCTTATCTATTAATTCTCCATTAGATATTTCAATTTTCATAAATAGTATTAATTACCTCCTCTGGTAAAATACTTGAAGAGCACTCGAAATTCTTTCCTCTAGGACATCAATTTCAATCGCCTCTATCAAATTTTTCCTCATTAAAACAATTATGACATACTGTGTCTTTATGCATTCTAACACATTTAAATTCATACCAAGGCGCTGTAAAGCCGGAAATCATTAATACTGGCACCTTTAACGCTCAAGCTAGCCAAGCTAATCCTGAACTCAATCCCATAAAGAATGTAGCATGTTTCAATATACGCATTGTTTCAGTAAGATTCAAGTTAGTTTTGTCGATTATGCCATTTAATTCACTTTCTTCTTTACTTATAACTACTACTTTATAACCTTTTGAATTTAAATAGTCTACCACAGTTTGCCATCCTCCAGGATAATTTCAATATTTACACTGAGCTGTGGAGTGGGCCGCTAGACATACATAAGGACCGTCAATATCAGTATGTCCTTTAATCTTAGCCATTTGCGGTAATAGTTCTTCATACTCGAGACCTAAAATATCACAAGCAACCTCTTGTAAAGGAATTGAAAATGGATTTCTTTTATGAAGGAAATCATCATCTTCTCTAATACCTACTACATAGCTTGCGTATAAATTGTCAACAGTAGTTCCCGGACTAATAAACTTTAATTCTGGATAATCAAGCAAATGATTATGGAATGTAGACACTATTACTTCGCAATTATGTTTTTCTTTAAACTTTTGAACATAGGGTATTCAAGCCAAAGTATCTCCTAGAGAGCTGCTATCTAACGCAATTAATACTCGTTTATTATCACAATTAAAAGCGTATTGGTTCACTAATTCTTCACCTTTATGTACCGTAATCATATAATTGGTAAAATATACTCTACTTGCTTTAATTCAGCTATTAGCAGATACTCCAATTTTCTCATATACAACCTCTTCTAAATCTTGATCAATAAATTTTATATCATAAGTATGGTCAGATTCTGATCCTCACAATTCTACAAATGGTCCATCTACAAAATTATGGTCAACTGATATATTTCCATTTAATATAGAAGTTGATTCCCCGTAATAAAGATAATCTAAATAACCAGGCAATTCTGTTTCCTCACTCTCATAAACTTCAAGTAATTTTCTTTTTTCTTCTAAAGGATATATTTTAGTTTTATCTCCTATCGAGAAAGTATATAAATTTCTAGGACTAATTTCTATCATAGCATCATGAAGAGATTTATGCTGTACATGCCCGTACTCTCCGTTAGAATTATGAGTTACTATTTTTTTATAATATCTTCTAGAAGTTTCACCTAATATAAATTTTCTTAAATATTTTTCATCAAATTTATCATATAAAGAGTCAGGAAAATCTCATAAAGCATATTCTCCTACTCCTAAAGTTTCCATAGCTTTGCTAAACTCATACGCTCTAATTGGATTACTTTTTCCCGTTACTGATATAACTTTTCAATCTTCAGGGTCTTTTAATAAGTCGTATCCTCCAAAAATAAGTTCGTCGTCCGGGTGAGCTACTATCATCAACTTATTAGGAAGTTTAGTATCAGCCTTCACGACAAATGTGTTATATTTTTCTATTCTTTTTTTGTAATCTTTTGTAACTAGCTCATTCTTGAATAATTTACCATCTTTATATATTTGATATTTATTTAGTTTAGAACTTAATCCCAAATTATGATGAAAAAATTTAGAACCTGAAAAATCTAAATTAATTTCCTTACCATTATATTTTAACAAATATTTAGAATCATCAGTAATATTTGGTTTACCTAATACTAACCTAAATTCTTTCTTATATACAAATCCATATATATTAAGAGCTCCATCAGTAATTAAATTCTTAACTCCATAATCCTTTTCTACATCTATATATTTTCTTATTTTTAGATTAGACTCTCCCTCTGTTTTAATAATAAGATCATAAATCCAAGGCTCTAGATACAGTCTAGAATCCCCATCTCTTGAAGAAGAAGCCTTAAAATATTGCTGGGAATTATTTATATTATTGAACGCCGTAAAATTTTTAGAAATTGAAAAAAATGTCATAGCAAAAGAATCCTCATCTGTATCATAGTAGTAAAATGAGCCATGAGCGCCTTTACCTAAATCTTCTTTATGAATTTTAAATAAATCCTTTTGCGGAATCATATCGTAGTTTAAAAAATGAATTATGTCTATATCTCGTGATTTACAGTATACTTCTGCATTTTTAAATAATGAAAATACTGCATAAGAATGATTTGGAGTTTCATGATTTACAGATTTAACAAAATAATCTTCGTTATCAAATCAAAAAGTAACCGGGATTTCTATAATTTCATTGTTACTATCATATACATAATGTTCTACAGATTTTTGTATTTCTAAACTAACTGGGTAGTGTGTTACTAACAAAATATCATATCCGAATTCCTTAATTCGCTTTATACATTTTTTTAAAACATCTATTTTTTCTTTGGTGTTAGTATAGGCTAAAATAGCCACTACTTCTTTTAAAGGTTTATTATCTTCTATAGCTTGTAATATATCATTTCTTGTTAGATCCACCATTTCTACTTCTTTTTCTAACCTAATTATATTATTTTCTATTTCAGATAAAGTTTTTTCGTCTAGTTCCTTAGTTATTTCCACACCATTATGAGAATCTAAAAGACTAATATTCTTAACATCTTTTAAATTTCCTAAATTAATCACCACCACTTTACTATCTGTTTCAAATTTAATATGCGCCTCTCTCTCCAATACATCTCTAGTATCCTCATAGCAAGTGTATTTAAATAATACTTCATTATCATCTAATCTTTCTCTAAAAATTAGGGCCAATAAATTTTTATTTTTTTCAAATAAATTAACTTTATAAGTTGTCAAGCTTATGGAATCCTTTATTGTATATTGAGAAGCTTCTGTTTTTTCATCTAATTTTATAATATCATCTCAGATATTTTGCATTCTAAAACGCTCATAAAGTCACTTCTCCAATTGTCTTTCTGAAAGCTCTAAGTATTCTTGTAAAGAATCTATTCCCTCAAATCCTTTAAATTTAGTGGTAACTGAAAACATAAGAACTCTAACATTTTCAAAAGTTATATTGTCTTCGTTTGATTGACTTGTAATAAAACATCCTGAACTATTAGTGGTCTTTAATAGAGTTCTAAATTTAATGAAAGGATTGTATTTTAACAAAACATCATAATTTAAAAAATGTATAGTATCAACCTCTAAGTTTTTACAGTAATTAAAGGCATTTTTAAATAATGTAAACGCTGCATAAGAATGATTTTTATTTTTACTATAAAAAGTTTCAAAATAAACTCCAGAAAGATCTCCTCAAAAAAATTCAGGAGTTTCAAATATTTCATTATTTGGATCATACACATAGTGATCTACTTCATCTTTTATCTCCTGAGGAACATCATAGTGGGTTGATAATAATATATCGTATCCAAACCCCTTAATTTGCGCTATGCGTTCTTTTAATAATTTTTCTTTACTAGCGGTATCAGTATAAGAGCTTATAACTACAATCTCTTTCTTAATTTTTTTAAGAAACCTCAATACTTTTGAAGCAGTATTAGGATTTTTGTTATCGATTTCTGGATGATACGCTAGTATATTAGCTTCGCTTTTTGGGTAAATCTCATCCATTTCTTTGGGCCAATTCTCCATAAAAAACATAGAAGAATAATTTAAGGAGGCTATATGCCCCTGGCTAAAGCCCATAACATTGTCATGTGGAGAAATTCAAGTTATAGGAAGAAACTCGTCATATTTATATTTTCAAAATAACATGTTAATAATTCGTTCTTCAGAGCATGCCGTGTCATCTACAAAAATTTTACCATCTGAATCTGTATTACTAATGTTCCTTATATAAGCCTCTTCTCGGAGAACTTCTTCAAAAAAACGTTGAGATCTTTTATCATACATAAATATACCTGTGGCCACTGTGTGACCGCTATATGGTAAATTACCGGTATCTCACCCGTATAGTTCGCAAAGCTCTTCTCCATGCTTCTTTTCTCTTCGCCCATCCCCATCCTCTCTAAAATGTAATAAAGAGGGGTATCTATATCTCATACATAGTGGATAATGTTTTAGTTTATCTACATAAGTATTAAGATGGTCTATATTTTCCGACACTACCATATCTCCATCTAAAAAAATATAATAATCAAATTCATCATTTTTTGTAGTTTCTAATGCAGCCGCTATTCTAGCAAAATAGTTTTGGCTATCTACATGACCTACCTGGTTTACTTTGCCTCCAGAATATTCTATTTTTTTATTTATTACTCTCGAATATGAAAAGGGTACTTCACAATTAAATCCATAAACAATTATTGGGAGTTTTGAAAATTCTAATAAACTTTTTACACACGCCTCTACATAAGGCATATATTTGAGATCACCGCCTACTACATACGCTCCTAATTTTGCAGCAGTACTTTGTATTTTATTTGATACCTTATCAAGCAAAAATTGATCTTCGCCATTTATCCTAATTTTTGTATCTTTTGAAATAGGAAAACTAGACGCCCAAGAATCTTCATTTGATAATTCTGCTTTATATACTTCTTTATTATCTTCAAGAAATTCAACAGTATATTGCTTTTTTATAGGTCCATTTATTTTTATTAATGGAGTATTATTACTTTTTATAGCTGTAATATAATTTCCAAAATCTTTATAATAATTTTCATTTACATTATTATTTAATATATCAACAGCAGTTAATGCCGCATTCTGTCAACTAAATTTATTGACTCTAGGAGCTTTAAGAAGTGCCTGGCCCTTATTTATATTTCTATTTTCATAAGTGCTTCTCATTATTTCCTTTAAGTGGTCGAAGTCAGGCTCATCTCATAATCCTACTCCTTCTGTAGCAAACATAAAAGGCTTCATAGGTCTTTGATCTATAGTCCTTACTTGTTGGGAGATTCCTCCCGCAAAATCTAATTGTGCCGGATGGCTTGAGCATATGGTGGGAATTCCAGAAGCAATAGCTTCTATTAAGGGTAAGTTCCACCCTTCCGATCTAGCGCAAGATACAAAACAATCTCCATATTTAAGATAATTAATGTAATCTTTTCTAGGTAAAAAAGGTATAATTTTAATATTTGGATGTTCTATTTTATGAAAAGCTAAACGTTCTTTAGTAGAATTCATTCCATCCACCGAGTGGGGATTCTCGATAGAACACACCAGATCGATAGGTTCATTTGCACCAAATTCTTCACTAAAAGCTCTTAAAATTTCTGTTGTAGATTTTCTATGATCCCATCTGCCAAATAATACAAACTTATATCGGTCGTCTTTAAACTCGTCTGGTCTTTTTCCAGAACTAACGTTAAAGATTGAGGTGTCCACAGCCTCCGGAACTACAAATACTCTATCAGCAGGGTATCCTTGGGCGATACTACAGTCGCGTTGCCATTTAGTGGGTACTCATAACATTTCATTTCGTAATAGTGCTTCAAAAAACTCATTTGGATATAAAGTGCTTTCTCAGACATTATAGCCTATGTTGTAGCCGGGATAACTATTTTCGAATCAGTAATGGTGGTTTGTTTCTGATAAAATTATGTTAACAGGATTTTCTGGAGGAAGAGTTCCGACTCCGTTATACATCTCAAAATCTATACCTTTGTACACCCCACTATCCATACCTTCGTCACAAGTCTGCCTAATGAACATTTCTTTATCAATGTCTGTTAGATATGTTTCCTTTTCATGAGGACGATCAGATACTCCATCTCAGGAAGGCCCTACAGAAAAATTTCTTAATTTAACTGGTAAGTAGTTATTTAAAGCTCTAAAAAATCCACGAGCATGAGCGGCATAGCCAGTTTGCCCGACAAAGGAAGTGTGACCATATATATTCATTTAGTATTATATTACCGGTCCTCATAGTAGAAATTCATCAGTCGCATCGATGCTATATCCTAGCGCTGTGGTGTTTAGTTGAATTAATATTCCTAATGCATTATTTATCATTGAAGTTATATCGGTTGGAGGAACTCGTAGAGAGTTAACGTATAAAGCTCATTCTCCGGTATCATTAACAATACCGCTAGTGTGGAACTCAGAATGCATAAAAGAGCCGCTAATCAGCAAATATGAGTCTCCAGATACATACTGTCCTGAGACCGTATCTAAATTTTGAGACCACGCATTAGCTGTACTTATCGAATCAATACCGCCTTCTAAAGCTACTAGGCTTCTATTTCATTTTAATCTGCCTGTATTAAAATCGTCTAATAAGGCTACTTCTTCTACCAAGCTCATATTTTATCGTAAATGGTGTCGTCTGGAAGTATTCTGCTAAGATGTACTGTTTGCTCTAATAAAGTTCCTTGAAATTCTAAAGGTCGTACTTGTCTAACTATTCATCTTTGATTAGTAGTTTCGACTACAACATCTTTAGGTCTCAATGGGGGATAATTTAGCATGTTTAAAACACAGTCACTCGGCATAAACTCTCCAAACATTGTTATTTGATTAAATTGTGGTGCTGGATTTATCATACCCGTTATAGTTATTGGGTCATAATATCCACCTGTTCATCCTGTATTAAAGCAGGTTAAACATTCGTTTTCAGTTTGTCTTCCTAACGTACTATTGTAACAATCCGGACAATGTGTCCCTCAAGTTCTTCTTTTTAATATGTATATAGTTCTGCCCCCACCTACTCTTAAAGCCTTTTCTTTTAGAGCTTTTACTCGTCTAAAAACTTTATGAGTTGAAGTGTCATCTAAATAAGCTGGGGTAGCTGGTGCTATAGACGAAGATAAATCTGATAAATCTATTATCTTTAATTTATAATACCAGGTACGTTGTGGATCATATAATTTTTCTACAGAAGTATCTGAATAAGAAAAACCAGAAGCTGTTACTCCTGAAGCTATTAAATCATACTCAGTAATGTCACTACTGGGCGCTTCGCTTCTATAAACACTAATGCTAAATCCAGAAGCACTTACGTCTGAAAAAGCTCAAGTTAAAGTCAGAGCGTCTATATCATAAGACGTTATATCTAAAGAAGTTAAAGTAAGCATTAGTATCCTATATCAAAATATTCAGAGTGTACGCCGCCATAACAGTCGTCTATGTTGGCAGACATTTTCATAGATCTAGCCATTCTAGCATATCTAGTTGATAACACGTTAAATCAATTTACATATCGCCCATACTTATCCTGATCCCTAACTGTAATCCCTCCGGCATCATTTCATGTTAATTGATTTCTTGCTGAAAGAATTCCTTTTGAAACTAAAATATGGAGGGTAGCCCCAAATTTCATTACCGACCAACTTGGTACCTCGGATATTGTAGTATACACACTACTTCTTATTGGGGGTATTTCATAATTAATTTCGTCTAGGGTATCTTTTAGACAATGTCATAAAAGAGTATCTGAACTTTCTTCTGTTAAATCTAATTCATTTTCTGCAACTGTATCATTAAGAAAGGTTCTAAATCTATCTACATATAGCTGATCTGCAAAGGGTATTAAATTGGTTAATAATTCCTGAGTATTAGGCATTATCGTAGTCCTCCAAAATTACTATAGCTAAGGTACCACTTGTAGGTACTGTCATTTTATCACCATTAGTATAAGTGATCTGAAATTCTCCTAAGTATTCTCCCGCAGTAACGGTGTCTGCTGCTAGCCAAATATACCTAACTCGACCATCGTATCCGTTGTCTTTAGTTAGGTCTGTTGCCGGTAAAATGGTACAAGCCCCTGTAGCAATTATAGTAGTGCTATTTATTTCCTTCATAGTAAATTTCACTTCAGTGGCAATAGCCGCTGTTACATTAATGTTATTAGCGTCTACGTCCTGAAGTTGAACATCTAAGAAGGGCCTGGTATCGTGTCTTTTCATGTATACTACACTAGTAGCCATTTGAATCTCCTATATTATAGTTAAGGTGTTTCCCTTCGTAGTAACTATTACTACTGTATCCATACTGGTATCAATCATCTGTATTTGAGAATTTGTTATTAAACTCGTAGCTTCAGTTGATACAACGTCTGTAACTAAGGAATGCCCTAGGACACTACTCACTGCGTAGGCTCTGTCGTCTTGTAAAGTTGTGTCTGTCATCCCTAATTGTAAATCTCGAAACAATAATGCCGCTAAGTCGGATGTAAAGTCTACAGCCTCAGTACCTCAAGCTCCTGGAAGAGTTACTGGAAATACATCTGGATCTCCTACTAAAGCCTTTATTTCACGTTTATAATTAGTTGTGGGATGTATCATATCTAAATATAGATTTTGTGGAGGAAAATGTCAAGGGTAAAAAAAAGGGCCAGCAAAGCCGACCCTAATTTTAGCGTATGTATTAATACTACGACAGTGTAAGTTTAGCAAGCGCTTTGGAGTTACCAAATCCGATGCCAATGTGTTCGTACACGGCCCATGTGATAATATTCTTTTTCTTTTCGATCCAGAATTTAGTATCGTTTAATACTAAGAATTGTCCTAAGAATTCTTGTGGTGCAAAAGCGTAGATCTTGTTCTGTAACAGTGCAGTTGACCCGTCCTGTTTGAACACTTTATTGGAAACAACTACTTTACGTCCGAAGAGCGTATTGTAAGTGAAACCATTAATGTAGATTTCGCTTCCTGCTGAGTCACCAATAGTTGATGCATCATACAAGAATAATCTGTTATACATTGTAGAATCCATTAATAGGGTATCGCAACGTAATTCCGCTCCGTCTAAAACGTCAAACAGTTCTTTTAGGCTTGATTTTTCAATCACACCTGTTTCACTGCCGGATGCTCTATAAGAACCGGTCTTAGCGTTTGCAACGGGCATTAGCGCGTCTACACCTTCTAAGAATTTTTCATCTTCAATGCGTTGTAAATCGAGTACTGAGTTCTTCTCAATTATGTCAGTCAGTGGCATTTCATAGGCCAACAGCTCTTCTTCAGTCTTCTGAAAGTCTTCAGAACTAACCTGATACAGGGGTATCTCGAATCGATCGCCCATTACGTATCTAAGGTTTGGCTGTCCGCGCATGTTCAGTGCCATGGCTTCTGAGTCAGGCTCGATGTCCACGATTTTAACTAGGCCGTCGTGATTGACAGATCTTGTCAAGTCAGCTTTAGTTACATATTGTGGATTTATTATTTTTCTTGCAAAAGAAACTTCACGTAGTTTTTGTCTAACGAAAGCTGATCCTTCCATAGCGACTTTCTCAAGTCCCGCAGGGGAATTAAGCTTTTCTACAAATAACTCATTTAGCGTACTAGCTGAATATTCCATTTTCTTAATCCTCCTTTATATGGTTACGTATTCAATTACGTTTGTTGCAGTTATGGCGCCTTGGAATTTAACATCATGACTATACTGCGCTTTAGTACAAACCGCTACCTGGTGAGCCGAGCTCCCAGCTGTTGTAGACAGTGTTCCTGTAACAGATAAGTATAGTTTAGACCCAATAGCTGGCGTACCATCATATTGGTCAGTTCTTGCACGGATTTTACCATATAAAACAGTAATTTTTCCGGTAGCTGCTATGTCAGGGGAGAACCCTGCTAAAGAGCTTGAACGGTTAGATTCAGACCAGATTGGAAATCCGAAGTTTCCAGCGGCCGCAACTTTTATACATTGATCAGTTCCGGTAGGACTAACCCATGAGCCTATTACGCCCGATGCTAAAACCCAGCCTGCCGCGTCTAACGTCAAGTCGATTCTAGTAAGGTTATTTAAGGTAGAAAGAATTTCTAACATTCTATTATATCCTCCGATTATCTTTAAAGATCTTCGACAAGCATTCTTGTCAAAGGATCCATGGTCCCGTCATCCTGAAGTCGGTCACTAACTTCCCCTAGAGACGCGACAGCGCCTCCGAAGCTAGCAGCTTTTTCAATAACTTCAAGTTCCGAGTCGTCCTTTTGGACGAATTTCTTGATTGTGGACTCCAAATTTTCTGCAGCTACATGTCCGGCTTTAAACATCTGAAATACTATTGCATACGCGTTTTGCACATGCGCCAGATCAGATGCTAATTTCTCATTATCATCTCTAAGAGATTCAACAAGAGCCATAGTTTCGCTAATTAACTTGGGATCCATTTTTTTTGTTAGTCTTTAGCTAACTCAGCTTTAATAGCTTGTCCTATAATTGTACCCATGTCTTCCAATTCAGCTACTTTTTCAAGCATTGTTTCTTGTTCCACATCGTAATCAATCATCATTCCAGCTAATTTTATTACGTCATTTTCGTCGTAATCTTCACCATATTCTGCAGCTAATAAGCCTTCAGCGCCCTCAGCGTACTTACGTAAAGTTTCTTGACCCTCGTCAACTACTTCTTCAGTAACTTCTTCGGCCACTTTTTCAGCTTCAGTTTCCTGAATAGCTTTATATGTGTCTAATAGTGTTCCCATCTTTAGTTATCTCCTAAATACTGTGAGGTTAATGCTCCGATAATTCTATCCGCAGCAGTTGTTTTTTCAGCTTCTTTAACTTCTTCTTTCATTTCTTCAGCTACTTCTTCAGTCTTTTCAGCTTCTTTAACTTCTTCTTTCACTTCTTCTTTAACTACTTCAGCTATTTCTTCAGCTACTTCTTCAGACGCCTGTTTCTGCA